ATATCATTTGAGCGTATATTTTATAAGACTGAGTACTCTTTGGATAATTCGAATACCATCTATTCACTTGAGCCTGGCAATCTTGAATGGTAATTGTATCGATGTAGTAGTCACCAAACGCAGGCAGTATGTGTTTCTTGAAATAAGTCACAGTCGCTTGAAACGTACTAGGTCTTACTCTTTTTTGATACGTTACTACCCATTCGTTATACAACTCTCTGTAAGTGAACTTTTGTTTAACAACCAATCCAGTATCCATCAACTCAACTTCTAGTCGTTGAAGTGCAGTAGTTGCAGCTAAGACTGATTCAAATCCACGTCTGGTAGTATACTGCTTCTTGCCTGTCTTAGGATTAGTGCCATAATAGATTTTAAATTGATAATAGACTTGCCCATTTTTCTTCTTATAAGGCTTGATTCTATCATCGATTCTTTTCTTTGCCATTCTTTACCATCCTTTCTGTTTATGGTAAAATAGGACATAACAAATAGCCCTATTTTAGGGTGATTTTTAAGACTTATCACACTGGTTTCTTGGCGGAGAGCAGTGTGATATTTTTATTTACAATAATACTTTCTCATTTCTTCCTTGATTCCAAACGTTGCTTTTAACGTATCAAACGTTTCCGGAACATCTTCATACTTTTCCTGATAGAAGAGTAGCATTAATTCCGTAGCAAATCTGTCTGCTTCATTCTCTAGTTTCCCTTTTCCATGGTATGCAGCAGTGTAGAATCCATCTAACCCATAATGATCTAGTGCATGTTTTAATTCATGAGCCATCACTAGATATTTCAAATTACAATCACGAATATTATCGTTAATCCACACCATGGGCTTATCATTTGGAGTTGATAACATCAGTCCCTTTAAATCGCTAGGTAACGACACAAATTTCACATCTATATTTTCATATTCAGCGATTATAAACGGATTAGCCGTATTGTGACGATTAACTAACTCAGTTACTTCCAATTAATTCCCACCTTTATTTTGTTGAATTTTCTCCCATAACATAGCCTTAATCATACCCTCTAATTGCAATTTATCTTCCTCAGATAATTCAATTCCATTGTAAGACATAATTACACTATTACGTTTTAAAGCTTGGTCAAAGACAATTACGTCTTCATTAGTAGCCCATTTAGGTATATCTGAGCGACCAAGCAGGTAATCTGTAGATACATCAAAGTATTCTGCAACTTTTTGCAATCTCTCGCTAGAAGGGGATTGCTTATCCCATTTAGCAATACTTCCATGACTAAAATCTAGATGACGTTCTAATTCAGCGATTGTCATCGATTTTCCAGCCACTAAATCTTTAATATTTGCTAGTAAAGACATAATATTCACTCCTAAAAGCAACATATCAAAAATAAAATCGACAATAATCAATTAAGGTATTGACAAAGAGATAATAATCGATTATACTAAATATGTAAGCTGATTTAACAAACAAAACAAGAGAAAAGCAGAAAATCAAAAAGTCCGGCAAGACTGATATAAAGCTATTCGTTTGTATTGTTTATTTTGTACGCTTACATAATAGAATATTATCGATTAAAAGTCAATAGTTTCGATAATAAAAATTGAATATTATCAATTTAGGAGGTGCAGGATGAACGAAGAACAAAAAGCGTTGAAAAAAGAAATTCTCAAAGCATTAATCGATAGAGATTGGTCTCCTACTGATTTAGCGAATGAGATGGGAATTACAAGACAGTATTTAAACGACTTGTTGAACTTCAGACGCGGAACTGTCGCACGTATGGAACAAATTAAGAAAATCTTAGGATTGGAATAGGAGGTGATACGAATGAACACAAAAAAGGCACCTAACAAAGAGTTGTTAGATACCCTAAACACTAACCTAACTTTTATTTTTTCAGAAGAAGGGTTAGTCATTCAATCAGAGGAGCGTTTAATCAAAATTGATTCAACGTCGGTGGAACTAATTTAAAAATGTTAATACCATTTGGATTAACTCCTAAGTCAATCATTTCACTATTAGAACGCAATGTTGTAGTAAGACCATCAACAATAAACTCAACAACAACATCATTTCTAAACATTAAAATTTGATGCTTAGCTTCAAGGGTTAATACATATAATGGTAATTCCGCATTAGTACTATCACTAAAAATAAACGCAGTTTTTATATTGCTTTCAATTGTAGTTTGATAATCAAAATGCACAACAATAGTTCCTTTAGAAAAATCGTTTAATTGTGTATTCATATAAAACACCTCCTTTCCCCAACCTCAATTATAGGCTTGAAAGAAGGTTACAACAATATGAAAAAACTTGAAACAGGAGGTGAGAGGATGGAAAAAATCACTATTCAAGACATTCGGAAAGAATCTTATAAAGTCTGGGAAAAAGCTAAAGAGTTTATAAAACAAGAATTTCCTGAATCTTTTATAGGTTCAAATTTTGCTGAAATTACTTATGGGAAACTTAAAGTTTCAATCACTGAAACAAACGGAGCTTTTTCGCTTTATTACGTTATGAACAAAATAGTTATTGACTCCTATAAAATCGGCAACGTTATTGAATTGATAAGTCACGTCGACGCACTAAAAGAAATTAAAAATGCGCTCAAGCAATAATGCTCAAGCGCAAAAGAAGGTTAAGGTTCGATTTGAATGATTTCAACCCCTGAAGGACTTGGACCGAATCGAACAAATTTACCATTAACTTTTAAGTCAATATACGGGTCATGGATGTAACAGTCGATATAAATCCCATTTCTAAAAACAAGGATTTTATGATTATCATCAATATCAAGAACATGTATAGGTAACTCTGTAGATGATTGATCCCACATCATTACTTCGAAACAAGTGTGGGTATCTAATCGGCAAGAATCAGTGAACTTAACATGTCTATCACCTGTTGAAAATGTACCTAGTCTATTATCCATAAAAACACCTCCTTTCCCAACCTCAATTATAGGATTGAAAGAAGGTTACAACAATATGAAAAAACATGAAATAGGAGGTGAAAATGTGGAAAGAAGGGTTACTAAACAAGTTATAAAAGAAAATCCAGAACTAATTAATGGATTCGGATGTTTAAGCTTTCTAGCATTTGTTTTTTTAGTTTTAGCTATTGTTTTCTTTAATAAAATCGCACTATCAATAGCAATCATCTTATCAGGATTATCTTTGATGATTTTATGGACTTTTAAACAAAAGCTAAAAAGAAAACTTGAAGAGTATGAATGGGGTAAAACGAGAGGAGAAGAGCAGTGAATTTATTAAGCGCAGATTTTGAAACAACTCTCAATTCAAAAGTTGTTGAAATCGTAGCGAATGCGATAGAACGATTGCCAACAACGAGCAATCAACAAAGATACTTAAACAAGAAACAAGCGAAGGCTTATATCGGCGGAATAGACGATAGAGACTTTGACGAATGTGTAGCTATGGGATTAAAACAAATCGTTATTAAGAGACCAAGCGGAAGCGCGACAATTCGATACGATGCCAAGGATTTAGATGAGTTTATGGCAAAATACAAAATTTAAGGAGGACAGCATGACACGAGTTAAAATTTCAAAAGCTAGAAAGCTAAAGAAAAAAGATTTTAACAGAACTTTTATCAAAAAATATTGCAAGTTCTTAGGATACACAGCATTAGCAATCGTTGGAATAATCGCATTTATACACTTGTGGATTGGAGCAGTTAACCAACATATGGACAAAGTGGATGCAATTAGGCAAGGTGTGGTTTTCGATGATTAGTTTTGAAACGAATATGTTCGACCCCAACGAATACGATGTAATGGTTGGAAGTGAACTAAGAGGAGAAATAAGATTCATCGATGGAAAGTATCGATTGATTGTATTTCTTGGAAATTACAAAAGCAGCAGTACTCATTCAAATCTAAAGGACGCATACGATACTGCAAGAGAGCTTTTGAATGTATAAAAAAAGACGACTTATAAAAGCCGTCATACAAAACATTTCTACAATGATTATAACATAACACATCACTGTAGACAACACATTTTCAGAAAAGGAGCGAGGAAAGTGGCACGACCTCAGAAAAATGGACTCGACTACTTCCCTCTTAACGTTGACATCTTTGAAGATGAGAAAATCGAAGCAATTGCTGGAGAGTTTGGAATTAAAGGGGAGTTATTAGTAATCAAACTGTTATGCGCGGTATACAGAAAGGGGTACTACGTTGAATGGAATGATTTGCTTAAAATGCAACTTCTTAAAAGAATTCCAGGAGCTAGTAGAGAATTATTAGACCAGGT